CTTACTTTTACCTGACCTAGAACTGTCCCACGTACGAGGGTCAGTCCGGACTGAATTAGCACATCCTCACCGATAACTCTCTTTGCTCCTGCTAAGAGATTATCCCGAGTATAAGATCCTAACGCTGTCATAATATTTTACTCCTTGTTTAATTGTATTTAGATTGAATTATCTGCCTTGATTCAGAGCCGATTGTCCAGCCTTAATCACCGCTTGTGTTTCGGCTGATACGACATCGGTATTATCCGGGGATTGTACTCCTTGCAGATCATTAGCAAGAGTAGTACCATCATCCTTGACTATTTTTTGAATCTTCGCTCTTGCTACTTTCTGTGATTCCAAGACCTTCGCAGCAATCGACTCTTTCGTCTCAGATGTATTGAATTTATTTTCAGATATGATAGCCTCTGACCCGGGAACTTCCAGCTCGTCTATCGCTTTCATGCGAGAATTCTCAGTGGCGATTCCCTCTTTTTTTCCTGCTTCCTTAGCTTCTGCGACTTTTGCGTCTACTTCCGCCATACCTTCGTCCTTGCCCATCTTCTTAACTTGGTCGAATAGAGCAGAATGTTTTGATTGAAATTCCTGTAAGTCCATGTAACCTCCTGAGTAAAATGATGATTGATTTATTTGTTTGCGATTTTCTTGAATTAAAGATTCAAGGCTTCCAAGACGATCCGCTAATCCTGCTTCAACTGCACCAGAACCCACGGATAACCCTCCCCTCCCGTACCCTTCGATTACATCCTTAGATGCAATACCTCTATTTCTGGCTACCCTCTCAATGAATACATTCGCCAGGGTATCAACAATTGTTTGGATCTGCACCATTCCTGAATTGGATTCTATATCAGGTCGCTTGTTTGGGGATTGACTTGAAATTATTTCAATATGTCTGATACCTTTCTTTTCATCCTGATCCCGAGTAGACGTAAACATCGCAACTACACCGATAGAACCGGATTCTCCTGTAGGAGATGTAATGATTTCAGAGGCTGATGAAGCTATCCAATATCCAGCAGATGCGGCCATTCCATATACATAGGCTAGGATTTTTTTCTTATCTCTTGCCTCGTATATCATATCCGTTACTTCTGCCATCCCGGTAATCTCCCCTCCGGGACTATCTATATTCAATATAATCGTATCAATCTCATCTGATCCCATTGCTGAATTGAAATCTTTTGCAATTGTGTCTACAGATGACATTCCACTTACACGGGAAAACAATGATGCCCGAGGTACAATTGGTCCAATCACTGGGAGAATAGCTACATTCCCTACCTGAGAAACTGTTCGCGCGCCTTCCAGCAGAGGGTAGTCGTATCCTTCCAGACCTTGGAATGTATTCGCTTCCTTGTACTTTTCCCACTTCGCTCCGTGGATTGCACTTGCGATAGCTTCCTCTGTTATCTCCTGTCTTTGCACAATCGTCAAGATAGCTTCTAACGCTCCTGGGGTAATCGCCCACTTCTGCGCTATAATCCATTCCAATACACCAGTCATATACATTCTCTCTGTTTAGGAATTAGAATTAGTATTATCCTTATTCGTTGTATCGCGATTAGCACCATCGTTATCTGCAGCAGATGAAGAATTATTCACTTCAGGATCTACTTCAATTATTAAACCTTTTTCCTTCAGAATACTTTCTTCCCTCTCAAGACGATCCATTGCCGATGTCCAGTTCTCCCCATACAATTTTCCAAATTCATCTTCATGTGTGGAAAGTCTAGCATCTATAGCTGTCTTAGATGCTTTGATTTCTCTGCTCGGTTCAATCATCCCACGACCAGGTCCAACCCATTCAGACCCTAACCATGCTCTACGAATTAATGGATCCTCAAAAAATCCAGGAGCAGCGATACGACCATTCAAAATCGCTTCAGTCATCCACCATTCGTATGTAGGTTTACAGAAATACCGAACCATAAAAGTTCGTTGAGTCATGAAGAACTTCCATGCTTCATTCATCGCCGCACGAGCAGCGGAATAGCTTGCGGAAAAATGTAGGGTAAGAAGTTCAAATGGTATTTCCAAAGCTGAACCGATTTGTTTTAATGACGCATCTAAAAATTTTTCAAATCCAGCTACTGGATGTTTAGGATCTGCTATCTGGATTTCCTCATCCTGGAGCATATCAATTACATTCCCGGAACCCATCTCGTACACTACATCATCCGTTGGATCAGCTTCCGGAGTTACTTTTACTCCTGGAGTTCCAGTAGGAAATGCAGCAGATGGTGGAATGTACCCATCTGTCATAGACCCATTCTGAGTAAGATGCTTAACGAATACTGTAAAGTAAGAATTGATTATTGCTGCATCTATTTCTGCTTTTGAATATCTAGTCAATTGTTTTAAAGTTTCAACGATAGGAGCAATAAACGGAATTCCACGTCGTTGTCCTGGACGTTCCTTCAAAAATAAATGAAGTATCTGTCGCATACCTGATGTATTGTATGCTTTGACCGATGCCCATGTATCTAATCCAGCTCCCCCATAATCTAATGACCATGGACTCGTTGGTTTCCTAAAATGGTATGTGGTTGGAGCTCCGTTTAAATCGACCTCTACCCCTCCTGCGATAGACATATTATCCGGCTTCGTGAGGGGATTGCTACATATATCAGCCTCTATTAATTTTATCCGCAAATCATAAGGCATCCCGGTTCGTTTGATAAACGGGAACGCCACAAAGACGTCCCCGCTCAGCAAGACGGAAAGGAATGCGGTAGAGGTAAGATCGTAAAAGTTCTGAGTTCTAGAAGCATCACATTCAATTGAAGACGCCCACAATTCAAATTCTTTTTCAGTAAGACGTTCCCAAGAACTTGCCTCTTCTGGAGTTAAACCTAAGACTTCCCTATCTAATCTACTTTGCAATCTTAGCCCGGAACCTATGGCATTGGTCTTAACCCGATTAAGAGGAGCACGACCGATTGGAGCGTTCATGTACATATCCCGACTTCCTGCCCTCATGGCATTTAGTTTAGGGATAGTATCCACATCCGCCGTATTTGCAGACGGATTCCAACCTCGCATCGTACGACGCGAACTTCCAGCTACAATATAACCTTGATCGCTAAGGAAGCTGACAGCCATCTTTCTCTGGACACGCCTCGCGCCAACAGAGGGGGCGACTGCCATAAAAAATCTATCCAGTAAATTTAGCTGGACAGGAGTTCGTTGCTTGCTCGGCATATATACATAATATACCTTTTTTATATAGAATTGCTATACTAAACGCAAGGCGATTTACATTCTCAATCGTCCCTAAACAGAATCCTCCTAGTTCTCATTGTCCCCCCACTGGAGGCGGTTTCCAATTCCATTTGGATCTTACGAATTTCAGCTTGGACCCATCTAAGATGCGTCCTTGTATATGTACGCGTCCCTATAGTATACGACTGATTTTTTAATATGGCAGTCTCTGCTTCTATGTAACGATTTAATCTTGCTTGAATTTCTGCTATTGTCATTTTGTTCTCCTATGATTGTCCTTTGGAATGGTGTCTACGTTTCCGCTGGACTGGTTGTGAATTTAGAATTAATGGTTTATTTATTGGAAGACTATCAAAATCCGGCACTAATATATTAAGAGCTGCGAATGCTAAATTCCTACAATCCAATGCTTCATTCCGCCTTCCTTTCGGTAGAATCCATCGGAGTTTATACTTACCACTAGACCAGACCTTGTCTAAAAATTCACTTGTAAGCTGACCAAAGTAAGCTGAATCATATTCGTCATTTACCGGGAAGTGACAGTAACCTGGTCCTGGTTCACTTACTTGTAAGTAAGAATACATTCTTGATTTGATTTCGTCAACGAAGGCACGGAACGCCCAGACTTTGTACTTATTCCTTTTTTGTGGTCTATCCAAAATACCTTTACCCCATCCATCATCGCCTTTGATAGGATATACATATTTATGCTCTCGAATACGACAGAACTCATAAACGATTTTTGTGTTATACCCGGAGTCTACTCCAACTACATTGATAGGCATAACTATTCCAGATTCGTGTTGAAAAGTCTTTGAAATATACATATCGAATTGCTGCCAGACAGCGTTCGAATCGGTATTACCACGAAATACTTTGTATGCAATTGAATAAGATTCCATCCCATGCGACCAACCTACGACCTCACATTCGATTCTGTCTTCTTGAACATCTGCTCCGCAGGTCAATACAATCACATCTCTAGGAACTTCTGCTTCATATTCTTCTTTCCTAGATTCCAACCACGAAGCTTTTATACTACGTCCACGCTCACTCCATGTCTCACCTAAGACAGTATTAACGAAGACTTTTAATAGAGCGCTATCGTGATTACGAACCGCTTTTAGATACAATGTAACTGCATCTTTCCAGGAGTAAAAACCGTATGGACTATACAGTGAACTGATATGAAAAGATGGGTATTCAGCATCAGGATTTTCAGCTATCCATATACCATTCGCGAGCATTTCTGTCTTGTATCTTTCTTCAATTAAAACTCCGCAATTCTCACATAGCAACATCGCAGTCTTTGGATCATCGTTTGTGAACTTAATATTCTTCCATCTTATGTAATCCATGTTTCCGCAATGAGGGCAAGGTATATGATATCGTTCCTTAGTTCC